GTACCGGAGCAGTACGCGAAGTAAATAAAGCGTTAGCAAACGTATTATAGTTGGCATAGAACAACTATATAAACACTAAAAAAGTGATTATTTTCAAGAGAAAGTAATCACTTTTTTATTTGTTCTATTTGAGTTAAAAGTAAATTTTATCAAATAAATATCTAAAATTCAAATAATTGTAGGATTAGTAGTAAGTACAGTGGTAAGTTTAACTACAAATTTTTTTGCCCATCTGTTTTATGATAGCACGAACGAGGCTCTCGCTAATCTTAAATTGTTCAGATATGAAAGTGTAACGCTCCATCTTTGGGGCGTTGCTTTTTTGATATTCTTCGTAAATCTCCAAATCTCGAAATATCTCACACGCTACCCTGCCTCCGTGCTTGTAAACCAAGCGCAGGTCGTTCTCCATCGGTTTTAACATCTCATATATATTCATTGCTATTCCCATTTATTAAGTTCGCACCCCTTTTCGTCTTGTCGCAAAAGAGTAGAAAGCGGGCAACCGCACACCTTACATTTCATACCCTTAACTTCTTTCAGTGTATAATCTCTCATTAGCCTTTGGTATGTACCCATCTTAGCCATAGGGCACTCTGCGCATATCTTTGCCCGCTCTTTTGCTTTTGCTTCAATTTCAGGGTCAGGAAATATGTAATTTTCCCAACCCTTTAATATTGCTTTTAACTTTATCATATACTTGCCGATTGTCGTGCACGTTCATTGTCACTAATGCGTAAAATACTATCCGTTAGCCCTGAGGTAGTGCCCATTGTTGCGCCTTCATACGCTCCCTGCATTGAGCCTTCAAGGCTACCAGCACGAGCTCCTTCGAATGCTCCTTGTTGTGAGCCTTGAAAAGTACCTTGCATAGCACCTTCATACGCTCCTGTTTGCGTTCCTTGCATAGCGCCTTCTCTTACTGCCTTCGTGATTTCTGTGTAATCAATCTTCATCTCGGGAAGTTGTTTAATCACTCCTCCCGCTTGCATATACACAGGATTGTAATTACCATTACTTACACTTCTATTGATAGCCTCCAATACTGGGAAATACATAGCCGTTGCGCGCTTGTTCACAATATATTCACCTCCTTCAGCCTCAAATCCTCCTCGACCTGCAACAGTGAAAGGAATACCACCCTCATTGTGGCTCTTACCTTTGAGGATTCCTCCCTTCTCGTACTTCACGTTGGTTTCCATTATCTTCTTAACGTTTAGCATACCCATTGCCCCAGTAACACCTGCCATAATAGCATTGTAAGGAGGAGGATATGCAGATAGTGCCTTCGTGATACCTAAGTAAGTGTTTATCATCGCCTCAGCCACCGCAGCTGCTTTCCCGACTGCTGTATGCTCGCCAAATAACTGTTTCGCTTGTGATAAAGCCCCTAACGCTAATTGTAGTTTAGACTCCTCTGTTTTGCGTTTTAAGTTTATTTCATCTTGTGACTGTTTTCGGCTTAATATTGATAATCGTTTGTTATACTCCTCTTGTGAAACCTGATTACTTGCAAGCAATTCATTAAGAGCTTCACGTTCTTGCTCGTGATTTTGTCGCATTTGCTCCTCTTCAATCTCCCATTGCGTAGCCCCCTGCTCTTGCAAGGTGAGTAGTTTGTCTTGAAAGTCTAACTCCTGCTGGGCTTTCTTTTCCTCTTTCTCAATCTCAGATTGCTGTTTGTTTAACTCCTTAGCCTTCTCATCATACCCTTCTATTAGTTCTTGCAATTGTTGCTGATAAGCGTCCTCAGCGTTGTAATCCCAATCGTGAGCCTCCTGTTTGAGTCGTTTCTCTTTCTCTAATGCTTCTACTTTCTTTTGATAGATAGCGTCTTGTCTTGCTTGCTCTTGCACGATGAGTTCTGCGGTTAATCGTGTTTCACTGTCAATCTTAGTTTTGTTTTGTAACTCGTATTGCTCTGCTTCCTTCTTTACCGCTTCAATAGAGAGGTCTGTTCGTATTTTCAAATACGCCTCTTCAATCTCTCGCTTCTGTTTTTCATACTCATTTTGCTTTATTAAGCCCTTAGACTTCTCTTTCTCCAATACCGCCAAGCGGTCCTGCATTCCCTTTTCCTCAATTGCTAAACGTTCCTGCAATGATTTAGCAACAGCCGAATTAGTCTTAACGTATTCTTCTACTGCTTCTCGTTGTTGCTTCAATTCTTCTTGCATTCTTGCACGTGCTTTATCTGCTTGCTCTTTTGCTCTTGCATTCTCCTCTTGTCGAGCAGTATTTCGTATGCTATTTATGACTTTATTCTGAGCGGTCTCCGCATTAAACATCTCCCTATTAGCAGCGTTAAGTTCTGCCTTCTTCCTTGCGAGGTCTGCCTTCTCCTCGTCACTTGTATCGTTGCTTTTTTGTTGTAACTCGATACGCTCCACTTCCAACTGGTTACGATCTCTTGCTAATGCGTTTATCTGCTTTAATGTTTCCACAGACGCCTTCGCCGCTTTCTCCCGCTCTTCTACACTCTTAGAAGTGTCCCTTGCTATTTGGTTTTGCTCGGCAAATAATTCTTTTAACGCTTCTGTCTTCTCTATATGCTCCGCTTCCGACTTTACTAATTTTTGGTTTATTTCCTCAATTCGCTGTCCACGTTTAAGTGCCTCGTCCATTGTGTCACCAATACCTCCAACAATGCCCTTCATTTCCTTGCCTAATTCAGCATACTTAGCACGAGCCTCTCCTACTGCCTTACCCATCTCTTTACCCTTGTTCACTAAGTCCTGAGCGGGCTTCTTCACCTCTTCCCAAGCACCTTTAAAATCTCCGGTGAGAATCTTCCCAAGTCCCTTAACTACGCCCACGACTTGCTTTATTGGTGTAATGAGGAATGTGCCTATAAACTCGCCGACTTTCTTAATAGGCTCCCACGCTGCTTTAAACGCTTCCACTAATACCTTCCCTACTTGTTGTACTACTCCGAATAGCGTTTGAAAGAGCACCTTTAATGGCGTAAGTACTTTGTTCACCTTATTCACTCCCTCTTGTGTGCTGGTGAAGTATGATATTAAAGAGCCTAACGCTACAATGAGCGCACCTATACCTGTACTGATGATTGCGCCACGTAGTATCTTCATACCAGTAGATACATTCCCCGTAGCCGTTGCAGTAGCATTGAGTACGCCTGGCGCCATCTTACCCGTCTGCACGAAGTTGGTAAACGGAGTGGCTAATGCAACAACATTTACCTTCAAAGAGTTAAAAGTATTGACAACGCTATTCATCGAAGTACCAAATGCTTGGTTATCTCCTACTGCGTCTAATATTGCTTGTCGGTAGTTACCTACATCTACTTGATTGTTTCCAATGCTCTTTTGCAGGTCCTTGTACTTCTTATCCTGCTCTTGAATAACCGCCAATAACTTACCCCCTACCTCAGCATTGTTGCGCTCCTCCTCAGATAGTTGTTGATATATGTGTTTATTCTGAGAAAGAGCAGCACTCAATTCCTTAATTGAGCCTTTCATTGTGGTGTTAGACGCAATCTGCTTAGCCTCTGTTGTAATGTGGTTCTTCACCAAAGTATCATACACACGTAACTCATCACGTTGCCCCTTCTGCTCTGCTGTAAGCAAGGTGAGCCTCTTCGTGTACTCTTCTATTGATATATTACCCTTCGAAAAGTCGTCCTTTAAGACTTTCATTTCGTTGCCGATGTTAATCAGCTTCTCACGCACCTCAGCACTCTTCGCAATGAGCGAATCCACATCAATATCTATCTGCGCTATATTTACCCTTTCCATATCTCTTTAACTCTTAACTAATCTTTATCATTTCCACTTCTGCCAACGCCCCTGCCTTGTACTTTATTTTGTTTGGCAAAAAGTAGCACCCTAACTGCTCAACGTATATACGTGAGAAGAACGAGAACTCATATATATCAATCTCAGACAAAGCAAATTCAGCAGTAACAATGTAAGGGTGCTCCATTAATCGTGGCAAATCCTTGTAAAAAGAACTAAGCAATGTATTCCACTTATAAGGCTCACCGTCTGCCGCCCACACTTTAGATATCCCATATCGTTTACCTCCAACTTCTATAACAACAGCGTCTACTGGCAATCTCTTACGTAAGAATATATGCCATCGCCCTGTTTTCTCTTTGTATTCTATCTTTGTTTGTCCGTTCTCCACTTTTTCCTCTTTGGCAAAAAACTCCATACGCTCTAACTCTACGTTGTTTATTGCGAGCCTTTTGTTTTTAGGAGCGTAAAATCCGACAGCAAAGTCCTTTCTATCTGCCAAAGTTTCGTCTTCAAAGAATAATCTTCCGTCCCAATCCTCTTGTACGTGTCCGTTGTTGTCGTCATACTTTTTATATAGAAAATTATTCTTCTTAGCATAATTCTGTGAGTGGAATTTAACCTCTTTCACTTTTACAAATTTACCTGTCCAATTCAATATATTATCAGTATTCACACGCTCAGAAAGTGTATAGAACCAATACTCACCCGTCTTACTATTATACATCGGAGTTATCGAGAATGTTTTAAACATATTTCTAAACAAATCTATAAGTGAGAAATCACTCACTAATGTTTGCAAATCATTATTCTGTGCCAGCTTTTCAATTTTAAAGGTTACCCCCTCAACCTCTACTGTACTGTACTTGTCTGCCCTCATTGATAAGAATATTTCATCTCCTTTTTGTCCGTAAATATCGAACTGATAGCTCATATCGTCCCAAGTATGCCCATCATAGATATTCAAATCATCTTCTTTACCTCCTAATGAAGAGCTGAGTATTCCAAACCAAGCGTGCCCGTCTACAATACCGTGTACCTTTTTAATGTTTATCTTAACTCTATAATAACCATTGTTTAGAATTTTGTAAGGCAATACAGTAGGTGAATAAACTCCCTCATACAGTTGTATTCCGTACCCATTACCATTTGGTATTGGAGGAAATCCCCAAAGGTTGTGCCTTGGCGCTGTGTATATTTTAAATCTTTCATTGTTGGTTGCTGTAAAAGTATCTTCTTGCTTCTCTTCATACTTAATGTTAGAAGAGCATATATAACTATTTTTAAAAATATCATCTTCTAAGAAGTTGCCTTTAAAAATAAATCCTCCTTCTTTGGCAATCAATTTAAGTACCCTTCGTAAACTTATAGAAAGAGGAGACCTCTGTATATTCCAATATATACCATTACTACCTCCATCACTCACACTATCATCGCCATAGTCAGCAAGTAAGTACATAATATTATCTACTCTACCATTATTGTGTGAGTCTTGAATAATACTACCTGATTTGTAATTATCTCCATCTAACAAGTCTTTCAATCCCTTAATATCTCTATTCTGTAAGAATTGATATAACTTCTTGCTACTCTCTTTAAACTCAAAAATGAAGTAATTACCTCGTGAGCCTATCAAGTACCCTTGCCCTCCTTGCACTATTGGAATGCCATTAACATAGTAATCCACATTATATTGCTTATACGCCCCTTTATCTTCAATTGTAGGTACATCTGCAAATCCAAATATAGAGCGATTGCCAGATGTTATTGGCAAATATATGGTCTCAGAATACGACACCTCCCTTGTGTCAAAATCAAACATATCATTCACTTGTAATGTGTAGGTGAATGCTTTTTGTTCCAAATCTGCCTCTGCCCCGTCTATTATTAACCTTATCATATGTTTGTTGATGTTCTCATTGGTTCAAACTCTATTGTCACTGTAAATGGGTGTGTGTCTTGTGAATTCACATCAAACTTATACGAACCTTCTTGTACCATTACACGCTCCCATTCCTTGCCATACTTATCTCCTGTATATAAGTATACGTAACGGCTCTTTAACAGCCCCTGCAACTCTTCCACCTCCTCACTCATTACTACTATATCGCTGTGTAGTGTCCACGTCTTCGTTGCTGTCATTCCAAAAGGTCTAATAAGTGGGTAATCGAAATCTGTCTTGTAACCCTTTAAGAAGCTGCCTAATGACTTTGTTTTAATATCTTCCTTGTAATTGGGAGAAAATAGCCAACTGCTCACGCCACCCGCTTCGTTTTGCCAAGCTAAATACACTCCACATTCTTCATCTATTACCCTGTTAATAATATTATATGAATTATAAAGATAAGAACGAAGCTCTGATATTACCTTTGCTTTTTCTTTGTTATTTTCATCTTCTACTACAATATAATCTATTGGGGGAGGGAAGTTTTTAAAATAAGTTGTATACGTTTTAATTGGGGTTCCGTTTGCCTCAGCAAAACGTCTAAATATACGAGTACCCTTTTGCTTAGGTAATACATTCCATACTGTGAATGTAGCAGGATATAAGGTATATTCCTTCTGTACTACCAACTTATTACCCGTGTCGTCTAACAGGAATACGTTCTGCTTCTTCTGATAGTCGTAATACTCTGCCGAAGCCTCTACCTTTATTCTATGTATTTGTGCTATATCTCTTAAATCTCTTATTTTATTTTCGTCGCTCCCGTAGTCACCTTTGAATAAATCCTTAAATATGGCATCGGCATTTATATTTACACTTGCAAAGACACCATCATAAGTATAATTTACTCTCATATCTACACGTTTTTCGTAAGCATAACCAGAAAAGAGGAAAGTATTATACTTAAATGTTAAATGTACCACACATTTATATTGCATTTTCTTATTTTCTTCATCTTCAAAAGTTATCTGTAACGGAATACCGCTAAAAGCTCCTACAAAATCACCAATATTTCCTAAATCCATTATTTCATTTCGTTTATAAAGTTAATAATCTCACTTGTGAAAGTAGCCAAGTACTTATACCCTACCTTCTCTATTATCTGTTGTACCCTCTCGGGCGTTATTACAGCGTCAATAAATGGTGGCTGTTCGCCTCCTTTAAATCTCTTAGTTCCCTCTCGGGCTATCTTCTTGGCAATCGCCCACGCCAACGAGGTAGTGCTCATCTTGTCCTTTATTGGTTCTAATCCTCTTGCCAATATCCAACGCTCAATTGCTTGTATGGGTGGTATTCTCCCATCCTTGCGCCCGTGTTGCATATAGTAGGTGTAATCCATTCCTGTAATTACTCCACGCAACCCGCCAGTAGTAGCCGTAGTATTCACTTCGAGCGTATGCTCCCATAATCCACTTGCTCGCATACCAAGTTCTTTATACTTAGCGATTAGGTCAAGCTTTAAGGCTTCCAATTCCTCTTGTAATATCTTAACAGCCTCTTCCATTATTCACTACTAATTTGGAAAGTCACCAACACGCCATCGAAGTTGTTATCATACAGATTAATAACCTCAACCATTCGCCAGCCCTCAATTGTGTAATCACCGCAAAAGGCTTTGGCAATCTTCATCACCTCTCTTTTACAAGGCTTAATATACTGCTCATATTTACCTTCTACTTGTTCGTTTTCACTTTGCGAATTATACACCCTGTCAAAATCCGAGTGTTTCAAAAGCATAAATCGCCCGTTATAGGTGTGCTTCGTTGGTTCGGCGTAATCATCAAATGTTACACTTTCTTCTAACGGGTCAAGAAAGAAGTAATAATCCTTACCCGCTACGGTCTCCAAGTTGTGAAAATCTGAGCGTCCATAATCAAAGTGCCAGCCGTTACTCGTGGCTATCTGTTGCAAAATCTCTTTCATTTTCAATAAAGGTTTTTATTATTTCTAAAACATTGGTATATGCTGAAAATTCACCATCAGAAAAGTTTTGTAAATGTTCAAACTCTTTTGCAACTTCTGGCGTAAAAGTAGCGTCCTCTCTTATTTTAGTGATAATTTTCTCTAATAACATTAATTCTTTCATATCTTACTTATTTATTATTAACTTATGAAATCTATTCTGTATATTCGCTTGCGTTGCTCTATACCACAAGATATAATGCACTTCCAAGTAATTGAGTTTCTCAATATCGTTATACCTAAGAATATCACCACCTGCAAGGCTATCTATCATCGGCAAGTCTCCGAATTGCTCCAATTCTTTAACCCCTGCTTGTTGTAGTTTAATATCGTGTTCGGTAGGTTCGGTATTCCAATGCTCTTGCTCCATCTTCATTACCCTTTCTGCCTCCAAAGTGAGGAATCGCAAACAGCCATAAAATCGAAACACATTCATACGCAAAGGCTCTTCCTTATATACCATTCGCACCACGTCTAATTTATCTATGCTATCTAAACTCATCGTTTGCCTCTTGACGCTATTCACTTCGCCAAATGTTAATTCGGTAATGCTCTCTTTCACTCCGTGCGTGCGCTTCTTAAACCAACGCCTGCGTGTGTAGTTCGGTATTGGCTTTAATATTTTCAAAGCAGGCAAAAGTTCTTTCTGCTTTTCTTCGGGTAATTGTAGAAATTCGTATAACGTCATCTTCTAAATATAGGTTTAAATGTTTTTCTCGGTTTCAAATCAAAGTATTCACGCATTAGTAGCATATCGCGATAGTCGGGGCTTCGTCCTATGGATTGCTTCACCGTGTCTTTGTTAATTACAGATAACTTTTGCCCGTCCTTATTATCACTTTTGATTTGTTCGACTTCCTCAATTATCATCTCCTTGGTGCGCTCTGATATCTCAGCACTAATGTATATACCATTACTATTAATGCGCTCGGCTAACTTGTACAAGCATTGCGTCTGCAAGTTCTTGTAATTGGTAGCGGTTCCATTCTCTTCGAACGGTGTGCTATTATTCTTAAAGCCTACAATACCCGTGTTATCTACCACTCCACCTCCTACGCCATCCTCATCGGCAATACAATTACCCTTGGGTATATTATACTTCATTCGTAGCGTGTTTATGAGTGCTTGTATCTCGGTAGTCGCCGAAGTTGCCAGTGTATACACTTCTATCAATTCCCAGCCTTGCCATACGCCTATCACACACAAGTCAGAGCCAAAGCGGGCAATATCGGCTGTTAGGTACATCGTGTTTTCCTTGGGTAATTGGTCATTATTGAATATCTCTAATATCTTATCGTAATCACACAACGCATTCGGGTCATCGTCATATTCCCATAGCCCATTGAGTAGCCGTTGTTTCTCTGCGCCTCTTAGGGTATTCTCCAAGTTCTGAATATATTCCTTGGGTAACATCTTATTATCATATGGCAGAGCCTGAATGAATGCCCTTCTCTTGTTAAGTGTACCCTCCTTGTAGGGGGTGTAAAATTCCTTATATAGGAAATTCTTGGAAGGGTTGGCGGTTATCAGTAATTTGCCCTTCAAATTGTATTCTCTATTTTTCCACCGCCCGATTGATATTTTCAAATTCGAATAACTATCATAATCGAACTCCCCACCCTCTTCTATCCACCCACGGGTAAATTGCATTGAGCCTAACCGTTGGTATTGCGGGTCGCTTGGCAAGTACTTACAATCTAATAGCAATACACGTGAGCCATTATACAATTCAAAGTAATTGTCCTGCCCGTTATACTTCCACGCTTCTTGCGGTATTCCCCACCCATTGAGTACTTCGTGAATGCTTGGTATTGTAAACCGCCTCAAATCGTTCAGTTGCTTACGGGCAATGAAATACTGCGTACCTGCATACATCAGAGCGTCGGCTAATATCAATGAGCAACCTATGAATGATTTGCCACCACCTTTTGCTCCTCCATATAGCACCTCGTCAATATCATCATTAGCCCACGCTCGCCCGCATTCTTTTTGCTTGTCGTTTCCGTTGCTGTTAAATTCAAGTACCACATTCTTCATTGCTACTTAATAATTATACCAGTTACTTGGAAATTGTTAAAGTCTTTACCGTCTTTCCCTGTGATTTCCTGTTTTTCACACCAATTGTGCTTGTTAATTAGCACGAATTTGGTCATTGCGGCATTCAATCGGTCTGCCGTGCCGAATTTTTGCAATTTGAGTTCCTGAATTTTGTTTGCTTTTTCTAATAGCTTGAAAAACGAAGGGAATTTACTCCTTAAATATGTTACTATTTCTGGATACAAGTCTTTTTCAATTATCAAAAATTCCTCATAAAATATATTTCCCTTATCATTGCCTTCACTATCCTTCTCTTTTAGCCATTCAATAAGTTCGTTGCCTAATTGTAGCGCTCTTTCTTCTGTCCACTTTTCAGAAGGCTGATATTCTGATGAGAATAATTTACCATTAAGTCTTTTTATTTTATTGTTTTTGTTCTCTGTTTTCATATTGTATTTTTTTAAATGTTATTAATCCACTCTGTGTGGAAATCATAAAGGCTTTTGTTTTGTGTGAACGAATATTGTTCAATCCGTGAGTTATTGGATAGGTTGCCACTACCTTCAATTACATAGTATTTTTCGTCTTGCGTTCTTACGCAAATTATCTTAGTGTGGTTGTTCTCTATTTTGATTTTGAAAGTATTGCTCTCGTATTGCTTCATTAGGTTGTAGGCGTCAGGGCATAGTTTAGGAAATCCGTCATTAACTAATAGTGTTATGTTAGTGATGAGTTTATTATCTTTCAAGTTCTTTAATTCTTGAATGACTTTTTTCCCGATGCGATAAAATGCGATGGTTAGGTCTGTTATTTTGTTCTTATGAAGTAATAATAAAATAAAATCAAACGAGTTAATATTCTTTCGAGTGACAATTCTGTAATCTTCATTATCGTTAGGAATTCCCGCTATTTGGTTAATTTTATTTATTGCTTGAAAAAAAACAGTTTGATTCGATAAAACAATACTACCTGCTTTAAAGTTTGAGTTTTCAGCAACAAATCTATCAGCAAGTATTGATTTTGATTTTCTATTTTGTCTTATCGGTTTAAGCATATAATTTAACAGTGTTTTTTGTATATAATTTTCTTAAATTATTGTATTTTGCTATTTCTGTATTTGATTTTCAATAATTTGCTGAAACTCCTCAAAGGTGTAGCATACGGCGTAGGTATGCCCTAATGTGG